GATCCCGAACAAAGCCGCCTGGAGTTCGACCACCGCGGCCCGCGCCGCGGTCAACGACTGCCTCACCGCGGCCGGGCAGGTCGCCTCGAGCGCGGACTGGGACTATGCCGCCGCCAGCCAGGAGACCGGCTGGTCCGGTGACGGCACCGACCGGTACGGGGTGCAGCTGCCCGCCCAGGGAGCCTCCCCGCTCGACGTCGCCGCCGACATCGCCGCCCGGGTCGGTGCCTGGCTGTACTGCGACGGCGCCGGCGTCTGGCACATGCCCGTCAAGCCCTCCATCGCCTCCGCGGTCACCGCGCACCGGCTCAAGGTCGGCAACAACGGCACGATCATCGACTCCGCGACCGTCCTGGAACGCGGCGACGACTGGGGAAACGCCGTGCTGGAGGAGATCACCTACGCCAACGCCTCCGGCGCCGAGGTGAAGATCTGGGGCCGGGCCCGCCTGGCCACCGGACCGTTCGCCGTCGCCACGATCGGCGCCGTGGTGGTCAAGGTCGACCGCGCGATCCGCACCTACGTCTCCCAGGCCCGCGCAGACCAGATGGCCGGCGCCCTGCTCGGCAGCGTCCTGACCCGGGGCCGCTCCCTGAACCTCGACGCGGTCGCCGCCTACTGGCTGCGCCCCACCCAGACCGTCACCGTGCAGCTACCCCTCGGAGACCAAGAGCGGGTCCTGGTCTCCGCCGTGCGGTTCAACCTGGACGACGGGTCGATGGCCATCAGGACCCGGCTACCGGAGAACGTCTCCGGAATCACGATCGGAGGCTAGTCATGCCGACCACGCTGCACGGCGTCCCGTACCCGGCGCCCTTCGACGTCCCCGACGTCCCGGCGGACCTGCAGGAGATCGCCGAGATGCTCGACTCCCAGCTGCAGATGTTCGTACGCCCCGCCGCCACCGCCACCAACGGCACCGCGCTGCCCGCCCAGGACGCGGCGATGGCGGTCACGCTGCAGCCGGGCACCTACCGGGTCGAGGCGATCACGTCCTACTCGGTGCCATCGGACGGCATGGATGTCCAGCAGGCGTGGGCGACGTCCGGCGGCATCACCCTGGGCTCCAGGTTCGTCCTCGGCGCCGAGGTCGCCATGACCACGGCGCTGTCGACCCTGATGTCCAGCCGGCCGCTGGCCGCGTTCAACACCACCGGATCGTTCGGTGTGGTCACCACCGCTTCCAGCTACATCCGCGAGGAGCTGATGGTGACCGTCACCGCGACCGCGACCCTGACCCTGACCTGGGCGCAGAACACCGCCACCGCCGGGGTCCTGACCCGCAACATCCTGTCGCACCTGATCGTGACGCGACTCGTGTCGGCCGTGTGAGGAGCCCAGCGATGGTCAACACCGTGCACGGCATCCCCTACCCGACAGCCGCCGACGACACCGACATCCCCGGCGACATCCGCCTGCTCGCCGAGGCGTTCGACCGGCACCTGCCGGTCCTCGTGCGCCCCACCCTGACCGAGACCCACCCGCTGCCGGTCGGTCAGGGCAACACCGACCCCGAACTGTTCATCGACCTGATCCCGGGCACGTACCGCGTGGAGTGCGTCACGACCTACCTGGTCTCCGACATCACGGCCGACGTCACCCAGTCGTGGATCGACACCCCGGCCGGGTCCATCACCCTGGGCTCCCGGTTCGTCCTCGGCCCCCAGTTGGGCCTGGTGAACACCGCCGCCGTCGCCCTGGTCGACAGGCCCCTGGCCGCGCTGTCCACCGCCCAGGACTACGGCGCGATGCCCACCTCGAGCAACTACATCCGCGAATCGCTGATGGTCACCACCACCGCCGGCGGCCGGCTGAGCCTGTTCTTCAACGTCCTGCGCCCAGCCGAGACCCTCCACACGGTGACCCGCGGCGTCGCGTCGTACCTGATCGCACGCCGTGAGGAGGCCCGGTGAGCCTGCCCCTGGTCTGGATGGCCGACGTGCTGCGCGCCGCCGGCTGCACCGTCATCGAGGAGCCCGGGTGGAAGACCCGCGGCCGGGACCGCCCCTTCGCGCCGATCGGCATCATGTTCCACCACGACGCCTCACCGGCCGGGGAGACCTCCAACGGCGCCGACGTCATCGTCAACGGCCGCGACGACCTGGCCGGCCCGCTGGGCAACCTGTGGCTGTCCTACGACGGCGCCTGGCACTGCTGCGCGGCCGGCTCGGCGAACCACGCCGGGACCGGCGACGGCTCGTGGGGCGACATCGACGACGGCAACCACGACACGATCGGGATCGAGACCGACCACACCAGTAACGAGCAGTGGACGACCGGGCAGCGATCCGAGGGCCTGCGCGGCACCGACGCCCTTCGCCGGCACATGGGCATGACCGATGGACAGGTGGGACGCCGCGTCCTGGCCCACAAGGAGTGGGCGCCCTCACGCAAGATCGACCCCGACCCGATGGACATGGCCGCAGCCCGCGCCAACCTCATCGCCTACGACCCAGCAGCGGAGGACGGATACGTGGACCAGATCAAGCGCTCCAACTCCCAGGCCCAGACCCTCGCCCCCGGCAGCTGGCGCAACGTGCGGATCGGCGCCGAGGACGACGACTCCGGCCCCCAGTTCGGCATTATCTCCGGCCCCACCCACTGGAACCTGCACGCGGCGCTGACCACCGAGGGCGGCATCCCCGCCGGCAAGTCGGTGATGCTGCGCGCCGTGAACACCAAGGGCGACGCCAACAACGTCGTCACCGGGCACCCCCCCATCCAGTTCAGCGCCACCGACAACGGCCCCCAGCACTTCGGCTACTCCATGCAGGGGTGGATCGACGAGGGCCAGACGCTGCGCGTCCAGGCCAACGCCGACGTCGAGATCACCCTGACCAAGACCGACACCCGCGTCACCACCTGGTGAGCGACCAGGAGAAGCAGGTCGTCGAGGACGTCGTCACCGCGGTGCGCGAGGCCCTCGGTAAGCACGGGATCATGGCGAGCCGCGTACTGGTCCTGGCCGAGACCCTGGAGCCGAACGGCGACGTCGCGCTCTGGTCGGCAGTCGATGACGGCTCCAAGCCGTGGCACACCCTGGGGATGCTCTGGTGCGCGATCCAACAGGAACAGGCCGCGATGACCAACGGCCAGGAGGACTGAGCCCCGTGGGTCCGCCAGTACTGAGGTCAGTAGGTACGTGGATACTGACGCGCCAGGTCCTGCTCGAGCTGCGCTCGCGCCTCCGGGTCCTCCAGAAGCCGGCGTATCAGGCTACGCAGGACGGCCTGCCCCGAGACCTGCGCAACCCCCAGCTCGATGGCCAGCTCGCCGCACAGTCGCCGCAGCGCCGCATGGGCCGTGGGCGACACGTCGAGCGTCAACCGCACCGGCACCGTCCTCGGCGGCCGCGCCCGTCCCGCCGTAGGCACTGACCTGCTGACCTCCGTAGGTACGGATGTGCGGACCTCCGTAGATACGGAGGTACTGAGGTCAGTAGGTACTGAGGTACTGACCTCAGTACCTACTGAGGTGCTGGAGCCCCGCATCCGGGCGGCCTTCGCCTCGATGTCGGCGCGGCTCATGCGGCGGCCTGGCCGAGGATGTCCAGCAGCTCGGCGGCGACCACCGCGTACGGGCCGGTCCCGGGCGGGATGAGGTCGCCGTAGGACTGTGAGAGCGCCTCCAGCCGCGGCACGGCCGTGTGCAGCACGCTCCAGCCGTCCTCGCGCAGCGAGGCCCGCCACACGGTCGTGCTGACGGCACCGGCCACCGTGCGGGTCAGCAGGACCCGCGCCGGCGGTGGCTGCCCGTCGCGGCGCAGCGGCGCGACGTCGTCCAGGGCCTTCCGCACCGCGGGCAGCCGCTCGATCTCGATCGGCGTCGGCGCCGTGGGCACGATCACCAGGTCCGCAGCGCGCAGCGCGGAGGCCACGATCCCTGACTGGGACTCCAGCGGGGGCGTGTCGATCACCGCGACGTCATGGTCGCCGAGCAGCTCGCCCAGCCTGGTGTGCAGCGTCCGGATCGGCAGCCCGATCGTGGCCCACGGCCAGCCCGCGTCGTCCGCCCAGCGAAGGGACGAGCCTTGCGGGTCCGCGTCCACCGTCAGAACGCGCAGGCCGGCGCCGTGCAGTTGCGCCGACAGATGCGCCGCGGTCGTGGTCTTCGAGCTGCCGCCCTTGAGGTTGACGACGGCGATCGTGGTCTGAGCCAAGGTGTGTTCCTCCTGCGGTCACGGCGCACCCCGCCTTAGCGTGGTCAGTGCGCCCCTGAGTGTGCGGACATCCCCCCGGCACGTCGTTCGGTCACGGCGCCGGGTCGTACATCGGACGGGCCAGGTGCCGGGCACCCTGCTTCCCCGGCCCCGAAAGCCAGGACCCTTGCCCGCGCGGAGGGCAAGGGTCCTGGCCCCCCTCGCTCACGGGCTCCGAATCTGGCGATTCGTCGGCCAGGACGTC